GCTTGCGAACGGGTTTCGGATTATGCATAAGCCCGGGGCCAACCTACTCCGAAACCCGTTCGCAAGCCACAACGAAAGAAGGGCGTCGGCGCTTCTGAATACCCCCCGTGCTTATCCAGGATGAGAACTGGCGGCGCGGGCGCCGGCACGGGCGGACCGTTTGGGAACATGGCGGCGGGCCGGAGGACGGGCAAAATTTTCGGAAAAAATTTTCGGAACCGCTGGACAAAAGCCGGGGAAGCCGTTAACTTGGGCGCGAGTAAGCCGCCCAAGGTCGCCAGCGCAAGGCGAATCGTGGAAGGCAGTGAATGCCCGGCTTGGCAAGGTTCCACGAGGAGGCCGGAGTTGATGCTCCGGCACTGGCGATGAACTGTGAAAGAGAAAGGCAAACGGCTATGGACCTTCACCACCCTCTCCTCGCCGAGTTTCCGGAGCACCGGGAAACCATCCTCCAACTCAAGAACGCCAATTTTCATTTCCGGCGGATGTATGAAGAATACCATCGGCTGGACGATCAGGTTTGCCGGATCGAGGAGGACGTGGAGAGGGCCAGCGACGAGGAGTTGGAGGGGCTCAAGATGCGGCGGGTGCTTCTGAAAGACGCGCTTTATCACGAATTGCGGCGGTTCGCCCCGCGCGAAGCCGTCGCCGCCTAACCATCCAGGCCGGTTTGCCGACGTTTGGTTTTCCAGCCCCTTGGAAGCCAGGGGGAAAAAGAGGGTTTTTCATTTGCCTTGCCCCAATCGGCTTCGAGCAGTTTGCGCAGACGCGGCGCAAGGCAAGGCCGGAAAATGAATGGTGCGCGATAGAGGATTTGAACCTCTGACCCCTTCCGTGTCAATTATGAACAGGCCCATAAAACATTGGATTTTCCCAATATTTAGGTTTTTGGTGCCAGTTTGGTGCCAAAATTTGCCTTGGACAGCCTTTGTCCAAGCGCCCAAAGTATTCTGTCGCCATGAAGCTGAAACAGGCATCGAAAAACGGTAAACAGGGATGGCTGGTGGATGGTCAATGGGCGGGCCACCGCCGTCGTTGGTGGTTCCCGTCCAAAACCGGGGCCGTGGCCAAGCTCGCCGATTTAGACAAGCGCCGTAAAGCCGCCGGCGAATGGTGGTCAAGCCTCGACGGTGACAGAGATGGGACTTTGGTAATCCTGCGGGAAATTGAGTCCCGAGGTCTCACCCTGGCCGCTGTCTGGAAGGATTACCAGGCCAATCCTAAAACTTCATCCGTCACCGTCTCCTTTGCCGTGGATTCCGTCATGGCTGCCAAGTCAAAGTCGAACCGCCGGCAATCCTACATGGACAGCCTGCGGATCGCCCTAAACCGCTTCGCCCTGTGGATTGGCAAGGAGCGGCAAATCGCGACCGTAACCGTGGACGAGCTCGGCAAGTTCCTAGATTCCATTGACCGGGGAAGCCAGCAATCCCGGGCCACCTATCTTAACCGGCTCGGCACCCTGTTCAACTTCGCCGCCCGTCGGCGCTGGCTGGCCGATAACCCGGTTGACCAGGTGGAGCCGGTCACGGTGGACCGTAAACCGCCCGCCGTGCTGTCCTGCCGGGCCGTTGCGCTCCTTTTACGGCTGGCGAGCCTCAAGACACCGGACGCTCTGCCATACATCGTCATGGGGCTGTTCTGCGGCATCAGGCCCACGGAATTGCAGCGATTGGACTGGTCCAAGGTGGATCTCAAAGAAAAGCGGGTGATCCTGGATGAAACCGTCGCCAAGACCAGGCATCGCCGGATCACGCCGATCCCTGACAACGCGGTAGCATGGTTGACCGCCGGCCAGGGGCCGGTGGTGCCGTGCCGCGTCACCCTGCGCCGCCGGCTGCGGACGCTGCGCCGCTATTTCAGGCTGAAACGCATCCCGGCGGACATCCTGCGGCACACGGCGGCCAGCTACCTGTTGGCACGGGAACAGGACGCCGGGCGCGTGGCCACGTGGCTGGGCAATTCAGTCGGGATTTTGCAGCGGCATTACGTCGCGCTGGTGACAAAAGAGCAGGCGGGGGAGTTTTTTAACCTGAAACCTACATATTGACAATCAGATTGGGTGCCTTTACATTGCTCTTGTTCAGGAGTGATCCTGGGCGTATTTCATGCGGTGCCGGATGTGGCTTAACCGTGTGAAATGGCCGGGTGTGCATCCGCAGACCGGTTCTGTCGGGGTTACTTTCTTGCATAAAGAAGTAACCCCTTTCTTTTGTGGTCAATAAAGCTTGCATCCCAGTTTATGAAAAAAGTCCTCAGTTCATTCTCTTTCCATGTGAATCCAAGCAAAAATTTCTTTCCTTCTTGACTTCCGATGGCTCTCCAATAGAAACGATGCCCTTCTTTTAACCATATTTCCTGTGGGTTTTTTATGGTTTCTTCAAGCTGGCTAAGCGATTTAAGACGAAGCACAACCTCCTTGTCCTCTTTTGCGGTATCCCACCAATGGGCCAATGTTCTTCGGTTCAAATCTACAACGGTTCCAGTCGGGTCTTTCAATTCAAACCCCTGCTTCAAACGTTGGGCAGACTGAAAGGGATCATCCGGCCCGGATGCAGGGTCAACAGTCACTTTTTGCGCTTCCGGCAGTCCATGTTTCCAAAATGGCTTTACCTTCATCCGCTCCCTCAACAACAACTGCTTCGCAGCTTCGACTGACTTGACGATTCCAAGCGGTTTTTTGTCCGTGCCAAATATGCGGGATTTTCCGTCTTTGGTGAGGATAGATTCGCCAAGATTGCCACGGATAACGTCCGCGTCGCCAATCCGCTCGGGCTTGCCGAATGGACCGGAATCCGAAGCTGGACTGGCAGGGGAGTATCGGATGTCATTATTATCAAGGTTAAACCGCCGGCTCAGCGGGATAACCTTGCCAGCGTTGTCGAAGGTGATGGGGTCAGCAGATTTAACCTGTTCCGGGCTAAATACGGCAATTTGATCTTTAAGTTGGCTCTTGGCGTTTGTCACCGCGTCAAAACCAGCCATTTCAAGCCACCTTTTGGGGATTCCTTCAATCTTCCAGGTTTCTCTTATGCGGGCGGATAGATCATTCGCATTCATGCCCGCAAGGGTTTTTGGCAAGGTTCCACGGTCAAGAATCAAGCCAGCAATCCTTTTTGATTCTTTAACCGGGTTTAAGGGAAACCGGCTAAGTTCATAAGGATTTGCCTTCAGGTAGGCAGTAACAGTCCTTCCGTTTCTGCCGTAAATCTTGGCTGTGTCTGACCCTTCCGGGGCAAAATAAATCGCCTCTCCAAGCTCGCCATTGCCAATCTTAAAAACCGTGAAATTGGCACCAGTCCCGTGACTCCATTTTTTGTCACCATAGCCGGCGGCTTTGGCGGTTTCATCAACCATGCGTTGTGCGGATTGCGTGGCGCCCTGCTTCACGGCCTTCAAGTAAGCGGCGTCTTGTTCCGGCGTGATGCGATTGGTAGCCGGCATGAAATTCTCTTGGCCGGCCCGATACCCAGGCTCGCTGAATCGTGCCCGCTCGGTTTTCTGCGTCGCCTCGATCACCCGATCCAACCGGAAAGTCGTCCACGGATTGTCCACGCTCGGCAACTTGCTGCCTTCCGGCCAGAGCAGATTGCCTTTGACGTTCCGCACACCCAGAAACTTGTTCAGCAGATCGCGCCGCCGGGGTGTCCCGAAAAGCTCGGCGCTCGGCGTCCCCCGCTTGTGCAGGTTCGCCATGTATCGTTTAACGTCGTGGTATAGGCTCTCCGGTGTGTCCCATTCCTTTTGGTAAAGCGGATCGTTACCAAACCAGCGTCGCGCCTTTTCCCGAAGCAGGCTCAGGTCAACCGCGGTCACCAGGTGGGCGCCCGTATCCTTTTTGAACTCCATCCGGTAGGGCAGCAGATCGCGGTTGCTGATCGGGATTTTGCTGCTGGCAACCATCTTGCCCTTCTTGCTTTCCGTCCAGACAGCGCCGTAGGTCCAGTTGACGACCCGTGCGTATTTGTTGGCCTCGGCCAGCAACTTGATCACCTGCTTGACCTTGTCCGGCACCTTGGGATTTCTCAGAATAGCCTCCACCTGGGCGGGGCTAAACACGTCGCCCGACCAGTTTCCTTCGGCATCGGGCCTTGGTCCCGTCTCCTGCGGTTTGGTCGTGTGGACTTCCTCCAATGTCTTGACGATTTCACTGGTGACCTGCTTGTCGAGTTCCTTGCGTCTTTTGCCCGAGATGACCACCCGATTGCCGTCGGGCGACTGCTCGGCCAGTCCGGCGTCGGCCAGCATTTTGAACACCTGCTCATTGCCCAAATCCTTTGTCTCGAAAGTTGCTACGGACCTCTGGGCAAGCTCGGCGACGGCCATGGATTTACGCCGCGCCTCAGCCAAACTGTGCATCATCCTGTTTAGCTCGGGGCTCCCATGCAACTCCCCAAACAGCACGCTACGGTGGACGACATCCTGAGACTGACCAATGCGCTCCGACAGGCTTCTCATCACGCCCAACCGCATGACCTTTTCGGTCAGGTTGCTGCCTTTGAGCAGGTAGTCCTTGTTCTGCTTGAAAATAAAATCCGAGAACATCTCGGCGGCGATTTCCTCGGTGATGTAATCCATCCGCTCTTCCAGCGGCATGGACTCAAATCGCTGCCTCGCTTCATCAGGCAAATCCTTCGTGTATTCCGTGAAGAAATTTTCCAAATCTTTCTGAGAGTAGATGCCCTCGGTCACCTGCTTTCCTTCGATCCGTTTCCCCCCGATCTTCCCCTTGATGTCCGCCACCAGGTCTTCGTATCCGCTCAGTTTTCCAATGGCATGGACAAATTCATGGGTGAACGTGCGGGGGCCAATGACTCCCCTCTTGACATCATTCCACTTGTCCATATTGAGCACAATGGCCGGACGGGTGGCCGTCGTTCCAGTTGCTCCCCGAGTCGCCGATTTCAAAGCCTGCTTCTTTTCCGCTATCGTCATTGACTTCCACCACTGGTTGAAAGTGGCGTCGTCCAGGTGGCGCATCATGTAGCGGAGACTGCCAAAGTTGTCGGAGATGATGATGTCAGCGTTGCGGCTGGCCAGGCCGAGCATATCCAAGAGAAACGCCTTTTCGCTGGGGCTCTTGATCGTTCCAAGCCACTTCTGCACGCTCCGCACCTTGTCATCTGCGGCCCCTGACACATAAGGAAGGTTTTCGGCCTTGGCGATCTCGGGGTTGTTGGCAATCCTGCTCTGCCAGTCATTTTCGACGGCGCGAGCCCACTCGGGATCATAGCCGGTGATTTTGGCGACCGCCCCAGACTTAAGTCTCTCCAACGCCGCACCGTGAGCACCGAGCACGGCCCCAGAGCCAAGTCCGCTGGCCAGGCCTTCCTCGCCTTCCGCTAGCAGTCCCAGGCCGCCGCCAACCGTGGCCCCAACTCCCGCGCCGAAAGCGGCCCGTCCAGAGAAGTTGATCAGAGGATCAAGGCCGGTCAGGTGCCGAGCCGCTTTGCCGGACAGCATTTCCGACTGCGTCATCGCGATCTGCCGCATCGGCCCAATCCGCGTCGGCGCCATCGCCAACGACTCGCCAAATCCCCGCAGCGCCCCGCCGGTAATTTCCATCGTGGCCGGCGCCGACTGCAAGGCCGCGTAACCGGCCCGCGCCGGCCACGGCAACACCTCGCGAGCCAGGTCCGCCCCGACGCGCAAATCCTTGCTGGTTGCCCTGGCAGCCGCCGCGGCTTTCTCTGCCTCTGCCGCTTTTTCGGCCAGAGTCGCCCCAAATTTCGCCAGTCTTGATCCAGCCCAAAGCGGAATCTTTGCCGCCTGTTTTGCGGCCACCTTCGCCGCCGCGCCGGAACCGAAAGAAACCGGCGTCGTGGGATCTAAAAAGATTGACCCATATTCGGCGACATCAGGATTCGGGGCCGTCTCTTTCAGTTCCTGCCGGAACGCCGCCCTTTCGTTCATCCGCTTGAAAGCGGTAAGGTCTTCTTGCAGCAGTTTCTCGTAGGCAGCACGATCCTTGTCGGGATGCTGTTTCTGGAATTCCTCCCAAGTATCGGGGGCCGCGTCGAATGTGACCAGCCGGTCGGCCAGATCAATCAAATCTCCGGTGCCAATCTGAACGCCAACCCCGAGCGACTGAGCCGTTTCCACAGGAGCCGTCAATGTGCCTTTGACCATGCCACCGTAGCCTTTGGCCAGTTGCCCTCCGATCTGCAACGCCGCATCCATCGCGCGCTTGACGAAACTATCCTTGCCCTGCGCGGCAATAAATTTCCGGTAAGCTTCAAACTCGCTCACCCCCCAATTTTGCGCGGCCCTGGGGTTCGCCGACACGTCGGCGGCGAGTTCATCTCCGGTCGGTGGAAAATTCTCCCGCATCACCCGGGCGATCTCCGCTTGATCGGTTCCGTCGGGGAAATCAACGGTCGTCCTCCGGCTTGGAATTTCGACGGTGATCATTTCTGTTCAACCAGTTTTCCGCCTTGATACACGAAACGTTTTCCGCCGGGTTGCGGGGCCGCTGGCCCACCGGTTTCCCCGGCCATCGCCTGCAACGCCGTCCGCATTGGGGCGGCGTAATTCTTGGTCTGGTTCAGCCACTCGTTGGTGTAATCGCCAATCAAGCTCTTCATTTCCTCCAGCCGCAGCACCGAGAGGTCTTTCAGCTTGGTCAGGTCTTGCGGCGACGGGATCAGTTCGTCCAGTCGCTTGTATTCTTCGGCAGTGATCGCCCCCGGCCCAATCAGCAAAATCCGCAGCCTCCCTTGAACCAGTTTTTGGATTTCGCCTGCTACAGCACGGTCTTTCAAATCCAGTTTTCCGTTTCCATTTTTCGCGATCTCGATCAGCTTGGTCAGTCCGTTCATTGAGGAAACGAATTCGGCGATACCTTTGCCCATCTCTCGCGCCTCTTCTGCGTTTCGGGCAAAACCGTCGGTGCCGTCTGGGAGCCGGACATGTCGCTCCCGCAGTTTCATCATCATCTCCAGGTCAGGCCCCTGCTTGGATTTGTCCTGGGCGACATCCTTGACTTCCGATCCCTTGGAAGTAATGACCATTCCATCCTGCCGCGTGACACTCAGCGGCGCTGATGCGTCGGCCAGCTTCACCTGGGCTCCGAGCAGCGCGGCCTGATTCTTCAGCACCTCCTGATCGGTGCCGCCGGCCTCGGTGAACGCTTTGTGGAAAGCGTTGTAACGATCTTCCGGCGTAACCTGAACCGTCCTGGTAAAGCTCAATTCGCTCGGCAACGGGATCGGCGGCGAATCGCTGGCGGAAGGAACCGGGGTGGCTGGTGTCGCAGCTTGCTCCGGCGCCGACTGCGGTCGGGCAAGTGCCGCCGCCTGAGATGCCAGCGTCTCCCGTTGGCGCCGGTATTCGTTGGCAGCGCCTTTGCCCTGCAATGTGCCGCTGGCCAGCGCCTCCTTTTCCAGCGTTGCAAGCTCCATCATCTTTTGCCGCATTGCTCCGAGCCGCTTGCCGTCCACTTCCGGTGCCGGAGGCGGAGCGGCCTGCGGTGCCGGTTGCGTGGCTGGTGCAGGCTGCGGCTGGCCAATCGGTTGCTCGGCCCACTTCTGGAAAGCCTCGCGGCTCTCGGGGGTCATATTCCATCCCTCCTCCAGCTTCCGGTCGGCCTCAAGCGGGCTGGCTTTGATCGTCTCCGTTCGCGGCTGGAGTCCCTGCGCGGCCTGCGTGGCCTTGGCAAAAGCGGCCCGGTTGGTGTCAACCAGTTTCCGATCATCCTGCGATTTTACCAGGTTCTCCGCCATGCCGGCCATTTGCAGCCGACGTTGCTCGGCGAGGTCGCGCCACTTGCTTTCCTCGAACCCTTGGCCGCGCTCGGCCAGCTTCATTTGGGCCATCGCGGACATTTCCTGCATCGCCAGCTTCCGTTCCTCCATCTGCTGCTGTTTCTGCTGCTGTTCCAGGTTCAGATAGGTCTGCATGGCGTTGGAAGCTGACAGGAATTCCTCGGTGCTCGCCTTGCCCGAGATGATTCGCTTCATCGTCTTGTCCCCGATGATTTGCCAAGCGTCCACTCCTGCCTTTTCAAACTCGGACTGGAACAGGTGCATATTTTCCTGATCGTCGGGATGCAATCCCATCTCGGCATTCTTCGCCGCCAGCTTGGAACGCACAGCATCCTGGCGCTGCTTGGTGAACGCCGACATCGTCGTTTCAAGCTGTGCCTTCGCCGCCTTCCGCTCGGCCTCGGCCTTGGCGTATTGCTGGATGCCTGCGGCCAGCGATTGGCCGGCCTGGGAAATCCCTTGGGCGATGTATTCGCCGCCGCGATATTCAATACCTGGTGCGTAAGGCATAATCAGTCCTCCCTCATGTAAGCCGGTGCCTCGGGCGATACATACGGCATCTGTGCGTGGATGTTTTCCACCTGCCGCCCGAGCTTGGGACAGGTGACGACGGTCGGCTGTCGGCAGTCAAAACACCGGGTGCAGATCGGGTAGTAATCGGAATTAAACTGCCGGTCTTCATGCTCCTTGCCCGTCCTTAAATCGTATCGCTTCCAATCCTGCGGCACGCCTTCGCGTTTGGTAAACTCCCAGATGTCCGCGTCCGTCCAGTGCCGAATCGGGAAGCAATAAGTCGGGCCGCCGTTGTTGAATTTATAGTCCACCCGCACAGGCGTCGGCCCGAATATGGGATTGATGTCGCTGGCCTTGTGCCCGATGAAACACAAGTCCCAAGGGAAACCCATCACGCCCGTGGGCCGCAGCATCAGGTCGGTCATGCCGCAGTGCATCACCTGGCCGGCAGGCGGCTCATAGCAACTCACCGGCAAAATCAGGTATTTGTTTCCGGCAGAGTAATACCGCAGCACCTCCAACTCATCGCCTTTGGCAACAAGGCCAGTCTTGTGCGGCGGGTAATCATAGACGGTCAACGCCCACAGCCGTTTGATCTCCTCATGGAACGCGAAGCGATCCGGCTCGATTGGCTCGCGGTGATGGATCACCGCAAACGGGAATGGATGCTTGCCCTCCATGACGTGCCGGATCAAATGCAGCATGACCATCGAGTCCTTGCCGCCCGACCACAGCACCGCAGGCGACTTGAACTCGCCAATGGCCTGCCGGATCAGGTCAAGCGACTTGCCGTATTTTTCGTCCAACGTCATAAGGCAATCGCACCGATAGCCGCCCCCGCAATCGCACCACCGGCACCAATCAGGCTGCCGGTCATCGCCGACTTGGCGTTGGCGTTGGCAATATTGGCTGCGGCCTGGGCGTTGTAGTTGGTGTTGTACAGGTCTTGGGCGTATTGCGACTCGGGATTGAAAAGCTGCGGCCCTGCTGTTTTCGCCATTCCCATGCCCTGCTGGGCCGTCTGGCCCATGCTGGAGAACGATTGCGACGGCCTGCTGAACAAAGCCATGAATGGATCGGCCCCCGTTTGCTGGAGCAGGCCGGCCGTTTGCATGGCGAACTGCTGCCGGTTGCGGCGCAGTTGCTCGGCCTGCAATGCGGTCATCGTGGACTCGGCGGCAAGGTCGCCCATGCCGTAGCCCATGCCGCGCGCCGCCTGCGCCGAGCGGATCGCCTGTTGCGTCTCCCGCCGCAGGCTCGGATCAAGTCGAGCCCCGGCCTGCAACTCGGACATGGACTGCCGTTCCAATTCAGCCAGCAATCCTGCGTTGCCCGAGGACTCCCGCAACAGCCGCGTAGTTTCAGGCCCGTATTGCCGCAGTAAATCCATCTCCCCGGCCAGCCGGTCTTTGGTCGCCTGCGACTCCATCCGGTTAAGGGCCGGCATCAGGTCCTGCTCGTAGATGGACAAGATGCCGCGTTGCTCCGGCGAAGTGACTGTTTCATTAAACGTGCGCGGCGTCACTTGCTGCTGCCGCCACACCACCCCGCCCATCGGGTCCGCTTCACCGTAGCGCCGCGCGTCCACCCGCTGCTGCGCCGTCGGTTTCCACATCGGGTCTGTGCTCACCAGCCGCCCTTGCGCGTCGTAAAACCCCGCCGGTGTTACATCATCCACCGTTCGAGATACCGTTCGCGTTCCCCCTTTCGTGCCCATCAGCATTTCCTCCAGCGACTGTAAATCGAGTTGGTTGTATAGTGGCCGGAACTGAGCCTCCGCGGCATATAACTCTGGGGCCAGGTCAACCTGCGCCCGCAAGGTGTCGCTTGTCTCAGCGTATAGGTCTCGCGCCGGTGGTGTAGATGCTTTGCCGCCGCCCATATCAATATCCTACCTTTCTTTTGAATCTTTCCGTTCGCCAGACGTTATATCTTGGCTGGTTGTGGCGCCGCCACGCCAGCCACTCATAATCCCTCGGAGCAATTTCAAGGAACCGGCGAAAAGGATTGCTACCCGCAGCCAAATAGACGAACCACGCATTTGGTTCGCCGTCCCCAAAATAAACATCGCGATCCTCCACTCGGACGGGCGAAGCCATAATGAACTCAGTCGGCGACGACCAGACGAAGTGGTCTCGGAGGTATTCCCCGAGAGCCGCCTCAAAGTTGCCAACGTTTTTTTCATGCCACGCTTTTGCCGTCAGGATCGGGATCATTAGTTGTCGTTGGTGAAAACAACAATGTCCACCATCTCGGGCCAGTAACCGTCAATTCCCTCCCCTCGGATTATGGCAAACCTGCAATAACCAGTGTTGCGATCCAGTGTCTTGTGCTGCATCTGGTAGTTATAGGAACTCCACGGGTAATCTGCTGTATTGCCGGTCGTGGACATGCCTTGAAAGCTGGCGAGCATTACAAAGGTCGTGCTGCTGATTGCCGAGTCAAAAATGATCCGCATCCGGCTCGGGCCGACGCCTGCGTCGTCGTTGGAATCGTAGAACAGCTTGCACCCGTAGCCGTCCTTGGCTAGCAGGCAAACAACCAACTTGCTGGTGGTCGGGTTATAGGCTGAAGGTTGATAAAGGCTCGTTCTTGCCTCATCGGTAAACAGCTTGAAGGTGTCAGCCGTCTCCTGCTCGACATAATAAATGCTGCTTTTAGCTGCGCCGCTCGGAAGGCTTGATGCTGATAAACAAACAACATCGCCATCCACCAGACCGTGACTGGTCTTTGTCCATATTCCGGTCGCGTCGGCGTAGGAAGTGATGGCCACGCACGCCGGTTTTCCAAGCAGTATGCTCCCCTGAACCATGCACGACGGCTTCATCGCCGCAGGCGTTTGGTAACTCGGTGCCGAGTTAGGCCCGTTGCTGGTCAATACCTGACCGATCACGCCCTCATAAGCCATCTCGCTGGCCTTAACCGGCGTTTCCTCAAATGAGTTGTCCACCGTCACCACAACGTGGCCGGTCGCGTCCGCAGGGGCCACGTCGTCCACGTTGCCGAGCGATTGCTTTCCACCGTTCACGTCGGCAACATAAGCGGCTCCAACCACCAGATGCTCGTCGTCGTCAAAGAAGCCGTTTAGCTCGGCTAAGGTAAGTGCCGTGCCGTTGTCCGCAGTGACCACCCCAGAGGCGTTGGTCGTCCCGCCAACCACCGTGTCGCCAACGCGGAAATCCTCCGAACCTTGCACGTTGTCGTAAACCAATGCGGCTTGCTGTCGGAACAGTTCCTCGTCGTCATCGTTGAAATTACCCGACAGCACCTCGACGTAATACCAGTAGTCAGCCCCCGAGATGGCCTCGCGCTTCCGCAGCTTGCCAATGGCCCCGGTCGTGCCGCCTTTGATGATGTCACCGACTGACGCGGCGTTGGTTTCCTGCACGCGGATTTTGCGGGGCACCGACAAGCTCACGTCGCCGATCACGACGTGGCCAGCCGCGTAGAGGTTGGCGTCGCCAATAACCACTTCAAGCGAATTGACGGCAGCCATCTTGTTCCATGCGATCTCCGCGTTGGTGGCGACCTTGACGTTGGTCACCGCATTGGCAGCGAGCTTGTCGGCAGTGACTGCGGCATTGTCCATGTCGGACGTTGCAATGGTGCCCTCAAAGACCACGCTCGGCGCCGCCGCGTTCCGCAGCTTGGCCAGCGTGATCGGCGAGTTGGCCGGAAAGGTTTCATTCGGAATTGTGTAGCCGGTCAGCATATTAAGCGTCCTCCTTGTTGGTCTCCTCGGGCACGCCGCGCACGCCCATGTTGTTTATCTCCACCTTGCCATTGCGGTTGGTCAGCTTCAGTTGGCACCAACGACCACGCGTCCGCATCATCTGCGACAGGCTGAACTGCTGCACCCGCTCAAGCTCGATGCCCGAGTTCATCCAGAAATTGGCGTTGGCGTTGGAGTAGTTTTCCATGACCGAGTAATCCTCTCGGCCCAACGTCATCTGATCGTTGTTGACGTTGTTGTTGGCCCACGGTGCCGCGTCAAACGGCTTGAAGTAAACCGTTGGGTCTTTGGTCAGGTTGGTGACGACGGCGACCTCCTCCTCGACGCCATCCACGGCAGCATTGATCGAGCAGTTGGGCTGTAGAGTCCCGAGGCTCACGTCTACCTGCAAAAAGTTTTTGATCACCTCCGAGCCGAGCGTGTAGCCGCGAGATTCAACATATAGCTCGATGGCGTTCTGCGTCGGCTGTCCCGTGTTATCCGCGTTGCCGGTGTAAACTACCTCATCCACCAGATCGCTGTATTCCAAATCGTCATAGAGCATCAGGACGCCCTGGTGCGTGGCGGCAAACAGGCGACGGGCCCCACAGTATTCAGCCGTAAAGAAATCAATCACGCCCATTTCCAGCACGTCCAGGCCGCACCACCCCGGGGCGACCGTGTCATAGACCAGCACGACGTTGTTTTTGCCGGTCAAGGTGACGTATGCCTCCAGACCAGCGGGGATCGTCGGCAGTGGCCGGATAATCTCGTATTCGATGGACAGACCATTCGTCGCCCCCACTTGCGATCCGGTCGCCTCAAATACGATCCAGTAGTAAATGCTGAACGCAGTGCAGGAATAAACGCGGGTTCGAGGGGAACTCGGATGAACAACCTTGTTGGTCGTCGTCGTCACGCCAATGATGTCAACCTCGGTGCCCACGGCCATCGCAAATGTGGACAGAATTTTCAGCCGGTTGCTGCCGTCCAGTTCCCACGCACCGGACAGGTGCCGATCCTTCCGCACTGCCGTCGTCCAATCTTCGCCGGTCAACGGCACGGCAAGGTAAAAGCGGTTGTTGAAGAACGCGGCTACGGCCTCGCTGGCGTGTTCCCAATCTATCCGGTCAATGATGCTCTGGATGGACTCGGAGACCGGCAGATCGAGACCTTTGATCGCCCCGTCGGTCGTCACCTGCACCGAGGTCACGCCACGGCGCGACAGGAACCAGACATCGTTCCCCACGCGGCAGGCCGTGTCACCGGCAATGCACCCGTAGTCCCGCGTCAGTTCGTCCAGCGTCGTTTCGCTCAAGTCCCCATAGACGTTGCGGATGATATAGACCGAGTTTTCCTTGAGTGCGGCCAGCGTGTTGCGGTCGAGCGGGATCACCGTGACCAGACGATCCTCGGTGCCCTGGTTAATGCGGAACGTCGAGAACGTTGGCTGATAACGGGTGTAGTTGAGGTAATCGGATACGTCAACCGAGTCATCGTTTTTTGGCACCAGCAGGCGGTTGGCGAACATGACGCCACGGTCGGCGTTGCTGATCGGGATCGTGCCGTCAGTCGGGTTCTCGGTGCCCTCGCCCGTGATGTCGTTGGCCGTCATCGCCACCGGCTCAAAACCGATGCTCCAATCGGCCAGCTTCAGCACCGGCTTGTTCGGGCCTCGGAACATGACCACCACGTCGAAGCACTGCACGAACCGCACCCTTTCCCCGATCCAGCAGGCGGGGTAAAGCACCGACGCGACCGTCACGCTATTCACCTGCAACGCCTCGTTGTAGAGGAACGTGCCCGTGCGTGCGGACAGGAAGAGAGTGCCCGTCGCCGAGTCCACGGCCTTGATTGTGGCCGTAGCGGAACTGGTCACGCCGGAAATAGTGTCGCCGACGGCGAAGGCCTGGCCATCCACCAGATTGTAATATTCCAGCGCGTCCGGCAGGGAGACCTCGGTTGCAACGGAATTTACATGGCCAGCGTACACCTTGCCGTCGGCGGCATAAAGGATCACTTCGACGCCCGAAACGGGATCGCGAAAAGCGCCGGCTCCCCAAAGATGATTGTGACGCCCAAGCGTCCGCACCCCGGCGGAATAGGTGCTCCCTGCTGTCCACGGCATGATCTTGGTGCCGCGACGCGGCGTGATCTTGCCGTCAGTGAATCGGGCGTTCTTAGCGAACGCCACACGGCCAGCCTCGATCCGCTCGGGCGGCCTGCGGCAGTCCACGCCTGAGAATGTAACGTCGCCATCTCGTTGATCGGACATGGATCATCCGGTGAAAGCGATCTGCGGCGACTGGCCTTGTCGCGAGATCAGGTGATTGCGCTCCTCGTCCAGCGTCGCCTCGGCCTCGGCCTCAGCCTGCAACGCTTTCTCCATTTCGCCTTTGCTGCGGAGATAGTCTGCGAACAGTCCGCGCACCAGGTAGTGCTGGAAAATTTTGGGGATGTTGACCGGCGTCCAAACGTCCCCGTTGTTGGTCTGGTCGCTCGGGGCATTGTTCAGGTTGTTATTTGCCGCCGAGTTGTAAAACGTGCCGCCACTATAGACCTGGTCGCCGGACGCATAGGTCGTGCTGGCCGCATAAACCTCGCCAACCAACTCAGGCGGCTTTGTCCAGCCGGCGACATAGATCGAGTCCTCAGGCCAGTCGAGATACAGCTTGTCATTGAACAGCCGGTGCGTCAGCACGTCGCCGGTCGGGTCATCGTTCAGATCGCGGTCTGCCACCCACAGCACGCCCGCGTGATTCGCGTTGAGGGCCGTGCCATTGACAAAGCCGGTGTAGTTGATCACCGAGACGCACTCGGGCCACGCCGCCGTTCGCCATGCATAATCCAGCCGTATGGCGGCGAACTCACGCATCTGCCGAAAAAACGTCGTTGGCAGGTTGGACGTGTCCAGACCTGCCAATGCCGCCACCTGCTTCAGCAGGTAATCGAATCGCAGTGTGTTCATCGGGCGACCATCAATTTCGTCCCTTTGCTCTTCACTCGGAATTCGGGAAATCGTTTCGCGACATCGCGGCAGAATCCTTTGTCGGCCCACGCCTCCCGACCGTAAACCTGCACGACCTCATGGTAGAGGTGCGACGGCACCCGCAGAATCACTTCGCCGATGCCGTCCACCGCACGGTGCTGTTGCTGGTTGGCTTTGGCGATAAGATGGCTTGCGGACTTGGCCAGCATCTCTTGCAGGTGCCAGCCGCGTTTGAATTCCGCTGCCACTTTGTCGAGGATCGCTGGCGGCAGGCTTTCGATCACTCCAGCCACGTCGCCAGCGATTGCCCCAACCTCATTCCCCATGCCAGCCATCTGCATGAGATCAATTACGCCAGCCGATCTTCAGCCACTGGTTCGTGATCGGTGACCCGACCATGTTGGTCATGTGGCCGATCTTGATCGCTTTGGCGTGGATATACGAAGACGACGCAATGGTGCCGGTCAGGATATTGGATCCCGTGGCCACGCTCGCATTCGTCAACGTAACCGTGTTCGCGGAACTGATGGAGTTCTCCCAATGGGTGCCGTCCATCGAGTAGAACACCACCACCTTGACCGCGGACGTAGCCGCCGCCGGTGCCACCGTAGTCGTCAGCAGGTTGATGCCCAGCGTAGTGCTGCCAGCGGGCAGCCACGCCGTCGCGTTCGTTCCCGGTGCCGTGGCGTTAGACGCCAGAATGTGCGGCACCTTCGTGTTCGCCAGCGTGACGTATTCGTAGTTTGAGGGATTGATGCCTTCCTGTGCCAGAAGTCCGGCAGTCAGTCCGACCAGTGCCACGATGTTGACAATGAGCTTTTTCATGTTGGTTTATCCTTGTTGGAATTGTGGGGAGGTTGCCATCCCCACGGTTATTGTCGCTTAGGCCGCGAACCGGAACGCGCCAAATGCGCGGGGATTCTTGACGACCAACCCGGCGAACGCCTCGATCAAGCGCGGTGGGCCGCCGCCCAGGTCCGGCAACTGCTTCACGCGCGGCAGCACGCCATACCGAAGCTCGATGTATTCCATCGGGCACAGGTAGGCGTATTTGGTGTCCGCGGTGTATAAGTCCGCGTGAACGCGAAGGTTGCCGAAATCCCCCTGGAACACGTCAATGGCCGACGTGAATGTCCGGCCCTCCAGTTGCGCGTCGAGCGTGCGGATGCTGGTCGGCTGATTGACCACGGTGGTCTTGCCGATCACCATGTCGGTGATGGCCCGCTTGACCGCGGTGCCGCAGATCATGTCGTAATCGCGCACCGCGCCGTTGATGTCGAACACGCCTTTCAGCACGTTTTGCAGGGTCGTGTCGGTCACCGCGCCAATGCCGGTGGCCGCGTCAATCTGCGTCGCGTCGAGGCAGAAGTTGGCCCCCTGCGGAAGCGTGGCGTCGGCACTGCCGGAAACCACCAGCCATTTGTCGAGGCCGCGGGTCAAATACGGCAGCGTGCCGTTGTCGGCTTGGCAGGAGTTGGCTGAGAGCATCGTCTTTTCGATGTCCCGCTTGAGTTCCACGATCCGTTTGGCGACCGAGTTGGCGAGTTCGTCAGCCGAGCCGGCGACCTCGGACACCTCGTCCACCAACGGCGAAACCCGGCAGTCGCGCCGGAACCACTGACCGTAGTTCTTGAGTTCGCCCCGGTTCGCGACCGCGTTGGTCAGGTTCGCGTAAGTCACGTCGCTGCCGTCAACGGTGCCGGTCGTAACCGGAGTTCCGTAGATGTCGGCCTGCCAGGAAAAGAGGGCGTTGCCCAGCTTTTTGCCTTTGGCGGCCATTGACGTGAACGGGGTGCTCGCCGCATCGGCGATGCTGATGTAATCAGCAATATCCTGCTTTTTTCCAACCAGTGAAGGTTCAGTTAACCATGCCATAATATCAAATCTTTCCGTCTGCCAGCAGTGCGGCTGCCAGTGAGGAAGTGTCTCCCCCTTTTTCAAAAACGCGCCCCATCGCCTTCTGTCGGGCTTCAGCCTGCTTGTCCTTGGGCACTGGTGCCGGGGCTGGCCGCGTCGGCTGCGCCGGGGCTTTTGCCGCCGGGACCGGCTTCTTTGCCGATTGCAACCTCGTGAGCCTTGCCTTTTGCCCCTCCACCATGTCGCCGAGATATATCCGGTAATCCCAAAACTTTCTCATCTCGGGAAACGCCTTCTCGATCTCGGCGGCCATCTGGAACTCGCGTGAGGACCGATCCTTGTACCACGGGTACAACTTCTCGGCCTCGCGGTCAGCAACCTGCTTGTTGACCAGGTATTGTGCCTGCGCGGGGAGTTCCCGGCGCAAGGCCCGGGCCACGCCGATTTTCACGTCCACCACCTGATCGGAGTCATACTCCGTCTCGGTGCCGTCGCTATTCTTCATGGTCCCGCCGTTGGGGTGCCTCTCGCACCACTCCAGCAGTTCCTCGGCCACCCGCATCTGCTGCTGAACCTGATCCAAGGTCTGCAAGTTAAGGAATGGATTTTTCGGCGTTGCCGCCGGGACGATCACAGGTTCCTGGCTTTTGGCCTTCAGTTCCTCGATCTCCACCCTCAGCCTCTCCGCTTCCGCCTCTGCCTGCTTCCGTTGGGCCGTCAACTGGTCAACCCGCTTTTTGAATTTCGGATATTCCAGCTTTGCGGCATCTTCCTCCGGTTGCGGCTGCTCTTCCGGTTTCTGCTCTGCTTCCGGCTGCTCCTGCGGCTGCTCTTCCGGCTGACCGTCCTCCTCGCTTTCCAGCTTTGGCGCGTCGTCTTTGTCCTGAGAAAGAACCACTTCACCACCATCAGCCTGCTGCTGATTTTGGTCTGGAGCCGGTTCAGTATCGGCACTCAGTGCCGCATCCGGCTCGGGTTTCTGCTTGGCTTTTAACGGGTCAAGAACTCCCTTGTCCTGGACAAGGAAAGCCGCGAGTTCTGACGTGCTTCCAGTCATGGTATTGGTTGCGGAACCAAGAACCGCATTTGATTCTTTTGGCATAGCGTTAACCTGCTAAGTCGGTTTCAGATCATTGGGCAAAGCCCCAAAGTGCTTGTGTCCCGCTACTACAGACAAAATCCATCCGCAAGCCTGTCACTTACGTTTCAGCACGTTTCGTATCTCTTCGGCGGTGTTCAGCCCACGCCGGCCAGCCAAAAAGCCAGACCGCCAACCACATGACCCCCGCCGTCAGCCAGGTGATGTTTTCTCCGCGTCTTAGGACATCGAAAAAAATGGCATCGGCAAACCACTTGGAGGTTTTGCCGGTCTGGTAAAGGTGATCGTGGAGCAGGGACGCGGCGGAAAATACCGCGTCCGGCGGCAGCAGTGGCACCAGGAATCTGGGCACCGACGCGAAGTCGGCCACGGTCCCCTTGTCAATTTTGAACCGGATGCCAAACACGACCACCACCAGATCGCTGGTCAGTCGCCACTGTTTGCGCGTGGACCACCGGCGCCACCACGGGCCGGTAGATCGCATCGGCGTTACGTCCACCTGGCCGACAATGGTCGGCAGGTATCTCATGGAGTGCCCTTGACGGCTTTACCGATGGCCTCGCCAATCGCCGTGCCGGCCTCGCGAATGGCGTTGGTGCTGATGTCCTGATTCCACTCGCCAATGCGCGTGCGTTGGGCGGAACCCAGGAAGTTCGTGCGCCCATAATCAAAGCGAACCATCTTTTCAGTCGCAAAAACCCCCTGCATCCTCATGCCGTTGCCGTCATAGACCTTGTCGTAAGAGGCCAGATAGACCTTTCCAGACGGCGTCGCCGCCCACGTCTTTTTGAGCGTGTAGCTTTTCGCCGATCCCCCGGAATGGTGGCAACCCATCGCGGCCAGTAGTGCCAGCAGTGCAATGATCTTTTTCATGGTTTGACCCTTAGCTCCGCGAATCCCGCGTCCATTTTTTCCTCAAGTCGTTTGAGTGTTTCTTTGGCATCGGCTTTGTATTCGCGGAAATCTTCTTTCGTGAGCATCTTGTCCATCATCGCGATGCTTGTTACATGGTCAGCCCGTTGCATCGTTTCCAAGGACGGGCAGCGGCAATCTGATTTTTTTTGGAAAGTCGTCTCAATGATCTTGACGCGTTCCCACAGGTCTTTGCCAAGCCACGCGCCCAAGGCAACCAGGAATCCAACCAGCGTCAGAACCACCGTCTGCCAGTCTATGACGGCCATCACCGTCAGGATGCTGGCTTCAGCCAGCAGAATCGTTTTCATTGCCATATATCGCTTTTTTCCCTTCCTCCCTCAAATTGCTCAAGTGGTCGCGCATCGCCATGATGGCATGAACCGATCCGGCGGCATGGGCGCGCGCCGAATCCGTAACGTTGGGATGCGTCAGGTCGGCGATCTCCGCCTCGCGCACCTCGCTCAACTCCGACATCAATGCGTCCCAGGTCACGTCTGGAATCCCGGCCAGCAGCAGTGATCGTTGCTTGTTCATTGGCTGGGTGCCTCCTCGGGCGACGGCTCAACCGGCGCGGCCTCCCGCGGCGCCACCCCGATCCTGCCGATCTGTTTGTTCTGCTGCTGCATCACGCCCATTTGCAAATTCTGAATGTATTTTTGCAGCAGTTGTTGGAACGCCGGATTCGACTGCGCCGCCTGCTGCGCCGCCGGGTTGGATTGCAGTAGCTGTTGGGCAAATTGCATTTTCATGGGGGCCGTCGGATCGTTGCTGGCGTCGGTGTAGTTCGCCTCAAAGCCCAGCATCATCCCCTGGATTTCGGATTTGACGCCGTTGTAGATTTGCTGGCTGGCCCCCTGAACATCGGTGACCAGTTCCTCGGCGGACTCAGGCGCGATGGCCTGCAAAATCATCCGCACCAGCTTTGACCTGTCGATCACGCCCGCGGCATCCAATGGCACCACCGCCGTGCTGATCGTTTCCAGCCGCTTCATCGTCAGGTCGGAATCCATCTCCGCCACGTTGAACGACAGGTGGAAATCGTATCGGGCGTTCTGCGGGTCGAGCGACTCCACGTCGGGCGAGCCGGTGATCCGCGAAATTTCATCGGCAGAAATGAACTGGATCGCCAGCACAAACGCCTGGTCAAAAACCTCCCGCCACGCGGCCAGCCACTGATTGATCATCCGCTGCTGCTTCAACTGCGTCTTGACAGGCGGGATGCCCGTGTTGGCGCGGCCAAAGTAATCATCAGCCTGCAACCGGACATCCTGCACCAGTTCCCACGCCGTCGCCGGCTGCCGGGCCGGCGGTTGCATAAAGGCCAGGTCATCCTGCCGCGTCACCTGCACCTGGACCGCCGGACCGAGCCTGGACACAAACCCCAGCCGCTTGCTCACCAGCAGCGGCGGCACCGTCGTCAGGGAGGTGATGTCCGCTACCGCGTCCCTTTGCACTTTCACTTCATGCTGCCAGGTCGCGCAGATCTCCGGCACCCCCCGCGAGTCAATCAGCCGCCGCGCGGCGTGTTCGCGCTTGAACTCCACGAACGGATATTTCCCGTGGGCATAGCCAAGCGGTTCATGGAAGGCAAATTTGTCTTTCACCGCGGGAGAAAACACCGTGCAGGTTATCTGCGTCAGCCCGTCGTCGCGAAGCTGGCGGGCATAAGCCCAAACCACTTCCAGCAGGTTCTGCGTGCTGTCCACCTCGGAGAATTCTCCGGTAACCGTCGTTGGCTGGATGGCGGGAGTCATCCGCCCGGAATGCTGGCACACCTCGTCCACCCAACCTTCGTCCCACCCCATATCGGTCACCCGCTGCCGCACCTGCACCTCGTTGAGCATTTCGCGCCGGAAGATCACCCGGGCATCTTGAAGCCTCACCGTCTCGGGCGGGAACACAATGTCTTCCCACGGCTTCAACGCCAATACCACCGGACGGTTTTTGAGGATGATTGGAACCTGCATCGTTGCCCGTCCGGTCTCGCGCAGTTCACGGACAATCCGCAGCGCCTCTCGCTTTTCGATTCCGACCTGTGCCACCCAAAGCTCAGCCGCCTGGTCCTCGGCCTCGGGATTTGCCACCAAAGCCGGAAGCTCGGCGGCCAGCGAGCCCGCCGGTGCCTGCTGGGAAATCCCGGCCAGGTCGTCCATCGTAATGGCCTGCACGCGGGTTCCCGACTCCTGGCACCAGCCGACAAAGGCAATCGAAAGCCCGTAGTGATGCCGCCACTGCGACAGCAACTCCACCTCGGCCTCGATCTCCCCGGCCATCTGCTGCTGCACCCAACGCATCAGGGTGCTGGCCGTCGTTGCCGCTGAAACATCGTTCAACTCGGTCGGGCCGCAGCGCAACACCGATCGCGCCCAGGCGGTCACCTCCAGGTCAACCAGATCGTTGCAAATCGAGTCGGCCAGCGGAATGCGCGTGTCGGAAGCCCCGCGCCACGGGAAGATTTCCTTTATATCCGCCCGCGACGACGACCACTTGCGTCCATCATCCGTCTGCCCGGCCCACCGGCAAAACCTGGTGTTGTCCTGCGTTGTGATGCGCTCTTGTCGGTAGCAGTTTTGCACCGACCTCTCGTATTCCGCGTGCAGCACCGTTAAATCCGGCTTTCGGCTTGCTTTCGTTATTTTGTCCGTTTGCATAGGTCACCACCGTGAAACCGAGAGCCTGCGCGGCCTGGTCCCGGTAGAAAAAAAAGGTTTTAGTTGCTGGGTTCCTCCAAACTTGCAGGACTCCGCATTCCCGCAACTGGATCACTGACCACCGCGACAGCCCGAATATCCGCATCACTTCGCGCTGCCGCAGCATGAGAGGCACACAGGTTGCGTCGAAGTCGGGCATCAGTAAAATCCTCCTCCCGCGACGGCGGCCAGCCCGTCGGAAACATAGCTGGGCTGCGCGGTTATCAGGTAGCGCAGGCAGTCCACGGGGTCTTTCCACTTGTTCTTGTCCGCCGCCGCGCTGCTGACGTTCGCCATGCATTGCAGCAGGTTTCCGCACCGCTCGGAGATAAACAGCTTCGGCTCGTTGATGACGGAAAGCGGCTCGTCCTCGTTCCACGACAGCAGGGAATTGATCTGCGAAATGCCGTCCTCGATGTGCAGCGCCGGCGCCAGGGTGAAGGCGAGCGAGGTCGTCCGCTCGATCACCTGCCGCAAATCCTCTCCGCCATCAGAGGTCGCTGTCGGCGTGGACGCGGCGCGCCGGTCAATGAGCCGGTCAATGATTTCCTCGCGTTTACCGTCGCGCGTCTCCTTTTCGCAGATGACGGTTTCATAATCCTTTAGCCCGAACCCCATGCTGGAAGCCGCCGGCCCCAGCGCCCCTTCCGGTTTGGTGGAAGGAACCGCCCATTCCCCGTATTCCTCCAGGCTGGGCCACTCCCGGTAAACAAACATCTTGCCGCTCTTGTCCACCCGCAGCCAAAGCATGAACCAATTTCGCTGGCCGGCGGGATCAACGACCATGTAATTGGTGCCATCCTCGGGGATCGCCTCCGGTTTTACGACGTGGACTTTCGATAGCTTGGGAAACCAGCAACCCAAGGTTTTCTCGGTGTACCCGTAGTATCGGATTTTCGTCATCACCGAGTTGGCGTCTTGCAGCACCCGGCGCATTTCCTTTTCCGGCTGGTATGGGTTGAGGTCGGTATGGAACCAGATCACCGCCGAATCTTCCCGCAGGCACTCGGCAATGTAGGGCATCTCGCCAGGCCCGCACCCGTGGACATGGATGCGATCCGGCGCGAGAAGATTGGCCTTTCGGCTCCTGACAATCCGGCAGCCGGACTGAAACTCGTTGACCGTGTTCGTCCACCCGGTAATCGGCGTGGCGGTCACCAGAATTTTACCGGCCCGGGTCACGACGCGGAAATCGGCGGTCTTCAGCAACTCGTAGGGCACCAACTCATCAAACCAGATCAGGTCGCACTCGTATCCCTCCAGGATGTCCTCCTGCTGGCTGTAGTGCATGAACCAGCACCGGCTGCCGTTCGGACACACGAAATTGGAATCGGTGAATCCGTTTTTGATCGAAAAATTGATTCCCTGCGTCCGGCCTTTCCGCATGAACTTCCACTCCAACGGCAGCCAGTTATAGACGCTCGGCTGCTGATCGCGGATGCTGGTTTTGTCGGTCATGGAAAAGCACACGACGTTCGCGTTGGGCTTGTCAACCAAGGTCTCCATGACATTGCGGGAGGCGAACATGGATTTTCCCGAGCGGTTCCCCCCGGAAATCAATAGGCGATTGTATTTTTTCAGCAGTTCACGAGCATCATTCCAGTGCGAAAGATCCAAAACCCCCCAGTTCCAGGGGTCTTTCTTTTCCATCCGAATCGCCTCTTCGCGCTTGTTCAGCAGCGTGACCAGGGTATCCCACGACTCTGCGCCCGAGGCCATCGCCGCTTCCACCTGGGCGCGGGTGGGCGAGACGTAGTACGGGTGAGGCGTGACCTCGGTCAGCAGGCGCTCGACTTGTTCCTGCGGCGTCCTCATGCCGGAACCGGCTCCTCCTTTGGTTTTTCCGGCACCACCACCGGCGGCTGATTGGGCAAAACAAAACCGTGATCGCCGTAGTGCCGCAACTGCGGCTTGAGCCAGAGCCGGATCGGCACCCCCGCAAACCTTGCCCGCTCGCAAAAAGCCCAATCCTCCGACAGGTATTCGTTGCGGCCATCGGCCTGCTTGTGGACGAAGCAACGGAAGAAATCCCAGAAAGTTTTCTGCGGCGATCCCACCGGCTCATCGCAGGCCGTCAGTTTCATGTTGGCGTCGGCGTGATTGAGGCACGCGGCCAGCGTCTTCTCGGCGGCGACAATGCTCACCGCCATGAAACCCGAGCCCAAGTAGGTCGCGTCCACGACTTCATCCTGGCCAACGATTGGCAGCTTACCCGTCGGCAGCCTGCCGCCCCAGCCGGCCTTGCTCGCCGTTCGCCACGGGTATCCCGCGGCGGCCACGCACTGCTCCCGCACGGCAAGCTCGCAGACGCCCACGGCGTCCTCGGGGGCAAACTGAATATCGTGATCCAGCATCAGCAGCACGTCGCCTTTTTTCTCCGCTAAAAAGCGGGACAGCACGCGACTCCGCGACCGGCTGATCAGGGCGTCCCCGCCGTATGGCGACAGCACCAGAGGGATTCGATTGACTCCGCAGTGGTTGGCCAACTGGAGTTGCGAGAACGCCGCCGCCGGCGCCACGCCGCCGTAGATGAACTGGATCACGACAATTTTCATAATCACGCGGGAGTCCACGGCGACACGTTCGCCTTAAAGTTGTCAAACAGTCCCTGCTCCTCAAAGGTGTTGATGTTCACGCCCCATGCCATCAGCGACTCGATCAACGCGGCGTTTTCGTAATGGATGCCGCCAAAGAAAATCCCGTTGCCCTCGTTGGCACCCAATACCATCGAGTCGCCGTTGTCCAGCCCTCCCGGCACGCTGGCGTTGTCGGTCGGTTCCGAAATTGCACTGCCGCTGGCATTGCTCACATTGATGCTCCACCCCACCGACGGCTCGCACCGCAGCACCACAAAATTCCAGCCCGCACTGACAGTCCCACTGACGATGGAGTGGTCCAGCCCATCGCCATCCCAAATCTGCCATTGAAAATACGGAGATCCCGAGTTATAGACAAAGTTGAGCTTCCAGTTGGGATAACCGGCGTCGTGCTTGCAAAACACCGTACCGTCGTAGCCAGCGCCGTCAGGCACATACACCCACAGCGCAATCGTGCGGTAGTTGGGGTCGCCAACCGAAAAAATACTCCCGTTGGCGGCGGAGTTCCACACCATCGGCGTGTCGCGGCTGGCGACCAGCGCGTTGCCAGCCAATCCCCCCGCATAAGTAAAGGAGTTCGCATCAGCCAGCCAGTCGGTAGGACTCGACGGGTACAGCAGGGGGGCATTTGTGTCGTCGAACGTCCAGTACCAGTCCGGCTGCGTGAGCGTCACGTTCACCTCGTCGGCCACCAGCGCCACCGCCGTCGCCGAATCGCTCGCCCCGTCCCACGCCTTCGCCGTCAGCACCCCAACCTCTTCGCCCAGAACTTCCGGCATCCAGTGCAGCGTGTCGCCTGTTCCAATCACCGTGACCCCCTCCTCCACCTCCAAATCCTCGTTGTACGTCAGCGTGCCAGTGGTCACTTCCATGATTCTGAACCCAACCGTGTCCGCACTCGCGTCCGACAGGGCCAGCAAAGCCTCGTAGCTGATGTCCACCCCAGCAACCGTCGCCCCCGTCAGCGCGTCAAACGCCGTCAAAGTAGGCGCGGGATTCTCCGCCGTCGCCGCCACCGGGGCCGTCGCCGCCACAAAAATCGGAATCATACGCCCTTCACCCCTGCAAAAATCCAAAATCAATTTGCAGCGTGTTCGCCGCCGTCCGCTCGTGCCCCACCTCATCAATGATCGCGACCCGAATCGCCTTGTCGCTCGCCGGTGCCATCACCAGCCCTATCCCCGTCTTGGTTGCCACTACCAATTCATCCGAGTCGTAGCTGACGTAATCGTTCGTGTCGATCTTCACCACCCCAACCACCTTCCCCAAATCATCGCCCACCGACAGGTCAAACGCATTCCCGTCCGCTATGTCCGTGTTGCCGCTCACCGTGTTGTCGAAAAATACCAAACCCAGGCTCGATCGGTGGTTTTCCGCGTCAATCACCGAGATGCTCTGCAACAGCACCCCAGCCGCGTTCGCTCCCCCAACTTCCAATTCCTGCACCCCTCCAATCGAGTCCCCGGCACTGTATGTCTTGGCTCCACCTGTCAGCACTTTCACCACCTTAACCCCAGTCGCCACCACCTGCCGCCTCGCCCCATCCTTCAATACAAATTCGCTCATGCTCTCCGTCCTTTCGTTCTCTTCCAGTCCTCCAACCGATAACCAAATCCTTCCCGCCTCACTTCCACTACCTCGCCAATCCTATAAAATCCGCTCCCCATCACCCGGCACGGATACTTCCGCTCCCTAATCTCCACCACCAAACCGCGTTCACCGCGCCGCCCCACCACTTTCCCGAGCCCCTCTTCAACGGCTGTTGCCATTTTTTTTTCGGAGAGGTGACCCGTAACCGCGCCGGGAGTATCTGCCGGTCCAACCCCCGCCCCCCCTGGCTTCCGCCTGATTTTTCGCACAATACTCATTATGTTTGCATGTCTCATTTCTGGACTGTGGCGCATTGCAGGCCCGTATTTATTGGCTCCTGTGCGTCCACTGTGACGCTTTTCTCTGACGGCAAAGATGTTATAGCTACGTTAAAATTGACTGTCTGCTGGCTGGTCCTACAAATTTGAGGCGCTTCAATGTCCAGGTCTCGCCGCTTGTCGATAAGGATACCAAGTGCGATGGGTAACTGATTCGGCGTTACCTTATCTATCTTCTCTTCCAGCTTATCCACAAGCTGGTCTATAACATTTCCGAGCCGATTACTGAGTCTTGTTTTATAGGCTGGAGAGTTTGGGAACAGTGAATAGCGGACTCTTTGTACGCTGGCTGTAGCGAGGTTATGCTTGGCGGCAATTAACCTCATTGGCAGCCCTTGCTCGAAGTCGGCTTTGATGGCTGCGAACTTCTCTGGGTCTTTTTCTGCAAGTGGAACCTTGCCGCGATTGCGCGGCATTACAGCGACCGCCCTTGATGGGGCATTAACCATGTGAACACCGTAAAGCTGCATGTGGTGACTTTGCTAGTCCGAGTTGTTCGGCAGTTATGCCCAGGTTATCCGTGAGGGTTTTGAATTTCGGGTAAATATTTCTCCAATTCTGAACGCACCTGATGCCATGCTCGATGGAGGTTCTGTCGCGGTTGAAGAGTTGGGCGATTTGTTGGGAAGATAGACCGCGGTCATGGGCGAGCCATTGGGCAACGAACCTTGCCTCTGGGATGGGAACTGACCTGGATCGGCTGAAGAGTTTTTTTGGGTCTAGGTGGTAGGCATCCGCTACGGTGGCGACGACTTTACTGATGAGCTCGTTTTGGTTCATATGGTGTGTGGGTCAAAACTCTGGGGGACTAAGGGGGTAAGGTGGTCAACAATTCGTGGGTCAGAAATATACCCCCCCTTTAGAAGGGGGGTATTCTGACCCACATTTTGACCCACCCGGACAAAATTACTTCTGACCCACTTTTGACCCACTTTTGACCCACCCCTATTTATTACTTCCTGTGACATACTTTCCTTCGCTGTTTTTGGTCAGTTTTTTGTTTTCTACCATCGCCGCAATCGCCCGCTTGCAACTCTTTGGAGATAAGTCTGTCCCATTATTAGACAGCCATACTTCCAGCCTCCTGGCAATTTGGTTCTGTCCTTCACCTTCAGGCAGGCAGCCGGCAAGAAATTCATGCATGTTGGAACAGGCAATTTCCTCGACCTTTGAGGGCCGTCCTGCGTGAGCTTCTGGCTGGTTTGCTGGCGGCCCTGACTGCTGCCAGAAAATACCTTTCTCGGCATGAGACAGATGAAGGATGCCGGTCGGCTGCCCATCCGGGTGCGTGGCCCCGGCCCGGCGCCCGCGCTTGCCGGTAATGAGCCGGAAGCCGCCCTCAGCCTGCTCTTGCAGGATCAAGACCGCCCTGGCCCAGTTGGTAAGCTCGGAAGACCCCAGACCGGTGTAACTGAAATCTGACTGCGCCCAACCCTTTTGAGCCTTGGCCTTGTCGGCTGGCGGTTTGCCGGTGTGATGCACCATCAGCCAGGCCACGCCGGTAGCGTCGGCAATCGGGTTCAGCCAGTTGCGCAAGAATTGGCCGCAGACCTCCTGCTTTGAAATGTCGGCACCGATGAATGACAGCAACGGGTCCAGCAGCACCAGGTCGGGCCTGTGCCGTTCGATTAAACGTTGGCAGTATTGGCAAAAATCCCAGCCGGTATGAGTTGAATCGTGATGAAAGACAAGGTTTTGCAGCAGCGTGCCATAGTCGGCTGACCCGGGCTCAATGGACAGACCGCCGCGGATGCCACGCATCATTTCCGCCAGATCGCCGTCATCGTTCTCGGCTTGGATCACCAGCGACTTAAGCGCGCGCGCCGGGGTGATGCCAAAAGCCGGGCGGGCCAACGCCCAGCAAGAAGCCATTTGCATCACCAGCGAACTTTTCCCGACGCCAGACGGCCCGATGACCAGGCAGGAGCCACCACGGCACAGCCAGCGCCGGCCAAGCAGGCTGTTGGGGTCATGCTCGATGTCAACCGCGTCCAGGTCGGCAATGGTGATCGTTCGGCCAATCCCGTCAGCCCTGATTTCCGTCAGCCAATCCGCGAAAGTCTCACATCCCAGGTTGACCGCCAAAAGCTCTTGGCGCGAGGTGCCACGCTCGCAGCCGGCCAGCCTGGAAAACCGGCTCGGGTTCTTGTTCTTCTCGTCCGGCGCGTAGCCCTTGAAATGATCGTAGATGACCTTTACCCGGTCATCGTATTCCTGGCGGTTCTGGGCATCCACCTTCACCCAGGCATGGATTGACCGACCGCCTGATGACAGCACGACGGCGCACGGCACCCGGCTTTTGGAAATAACGCCCCATTGCTCAACCTGGCTGATTTCATCAAACTCCAGTAGCGCGTGGCGGTATTCGGTCACGTCCGAATCCTTGGCCCCGCCAATTTTCATGGGGTTGACCGAAATGAAGATCCCATTTCGTGCAGAGGTTCGCAGGAACTTATTCGGATCGCCGCCGGCATCATTCAGCTTTCGCAGCCATTCCTCGCGGGACAGGGTGACGCCGGCATCCTGCGGGACTTCTTTACCGCCGTTGTCGCGCGCGAGAGCGATTCGGATGCCGTCACCCTGCCGGAAAGCGGCCTCGATCAGTCGCCGGGCGCCATCGGGCATTGGAGAAGGGAGTTCCAAGCTGTCGGGCACCTCGTATTGCGCCGGCGGCGTGGCCTTGCTGGCCGCTGGCGAGCCGTTTGGCGGCGTGGCGGCATGAATTGGCGGGCGATGATTCCGGGCCGTCTCAGACGCGCCAAAGCGGTAGGAAACACCATTCCGCAGCTTGTGGCCGCGCGGTTTCTGGTGGGGCAGCCGGATGGCATCTCGCACCTTGTGCAGCAATTCGCGTTCGGACCACGGCGGCTGGCAAGTGGCATTCCACGGGGTCAGGACAGTCACCGCCTGCTGTTCATCCAGGTTGAAGCCATTGATGACTTCGCAGACGACTGAAAAAGCGGTGTTATGACCGTTCTGACCACTGACAGCCGGCGGACAGGCGGCGATGTAACGATAGGCTTGGTCAATCGGTGACATTACTCTACCTCCTTGAACTGGTCCATGCTCCGCACCACATGCACCTTGTGCCCAAGTTTCTCCGCCCAGGCCGAGAGTGCCAGTTGTTCGGGCCGGAGCTTCCCCTTCGCGCTCTTGCACTCCACCAGCAGGACGCGCCCGCCGTCGCGCAGGATCACAAAGTCAGGCTCGCCAATGGTCCGGCCCGTCGCGCAATCCATCCGGCCATGCAGCGCGATCCAGCCGCGGCCCCGGCAGTAACCGGCAATCATTTCGTGCAGGTCGCTTTCATCGACGCCGATGCCGTCGCTCGCCGGCTGGCGTTGCGTCCGCGCCAGCATCGCCCGGTAATCTGCTTCACTGATGGTCATGGTGTGGGTTTATGGTTTCCGCTGGCGGCGGGGGAAATTCTTTGTTTTGGTCCCAAGCATCGTCAACCTTGCGCCAGAAATTTTCCTCAAGCTCGGTTTCGGTTGGCTGGTCCCGGTCGTCGAAAGTAAAGCGGTCTATGCTCACCTCACCACCACCTTCCCGCCGCAGCGGTGACAATAGTCTGTGTCAGTGTGGAGTGGGGCGAGCGTCCCCTTGCATCCGGTAGTGCATAGATTGCCAATCTTGTTTTTTGTCCACTCGCAAACCTTCTCCTGTTTTGGCTCTTGATGCTCCTCGTCAAATTTCAACTCGCTGACCAATTCTTTCTTGACTGCTGCGAGTTCGGCGCGGAGCTTTTCGACTTCTTTCCGTTTATCACACAATTCCTGGACCAACGCCACCCGCATACCTATCTTGTGATTGTCGAAAGGCACCCTGAAATCAGTCAGCACTTCTGACAGCCAGCGGAGTTCGTCTTTAGTCTCGGCCTCCAATCGCTCGTTCTCGGCCTGCAACGCCTCAAGCTTGGGCAAAAACTCTCTGCGGATTTCCATGCCGATGCGGTTTCGGTCGGCCTTGGCTTGCTGGGCTTCGGCTTTCAGGTCCGCAATTTCCTTAGCGTCCCTGGCCAGCATACTCTCAAGCACGGCCATCGTATCTTTTGCCCCGGCGTAGGAGTTTTTGAGGTTTTCTGCTTCGGCTCTTGCTTCGGAGAGTAGGCCGGTGATCTCGATTATGTCGCCGCGCAGGCGTTTGTTTTCGCCATCAACGCGAATGATTTCACCCTCCAACCGCTCAATCTCGGCGGCGGCTTTCCGCAAATCATTCGATGATATTCCATCGTACGCACACTGAAATGAGTGGGCCATTCGTAATAATATGTCAGCGTGTGCGTTCATTTCGGTTCCTCCCATTTTCCAATCGTTTTCAGAAAAGCCTCGGCGCGTTGGATGGCTCCAGAGTTCAAAAGAAGTCTGAATACATCAGCTTGCGAATCGCTAACATTCCAGCCGCAAGCCCTGGCAATGGCTTCGTTTATTTGTTGGGTTGTCACTTTACCATCCTCCCCGCAATCACCTGGACATCGTTTAGCAAGTCACAAGCTGCGCGTTCCTCTCGCTTGTTGCCGTATCTCATCTCGAAAAACGCCCAAGCTATAACCTTTTTCAGTAGCTCGGCCCGGTCAACTGTCGGGAACCGCTGCAACAGTTCCTCGGCCAGTTCGTGGTTCTCTTTCGGTGGTAGGTTGCTTTTGATTATGTCACTCATGGATCAGAGTAAGTTACCGGCGGCAATGTTATATCCAGCCGGTCGGTTTTCTTTGTCGCGCATCCTATAGTCAACAGCAGGATGCTACATAACAAGCAGGCTGATGCTTTCGATTTCATCGGGTGTCATCTCCACGGTTTTGGTTCCTTGCGGCTCCCACCAGACGGCCTTGTGTTCACCGTCACGCTTGACTATGAACATTACTCTGGCATGACGTTCAAACGTTAACTCGGGCGTGTAGATCGCGACTGCCACTGCCACGCCGGTCTCGCGTTTGCCCGAGGCCGCATGACTGGCGCGGATCAACGCCCACGCCAGCCACGCATAATCGTCACAGTCGAATTGCTCGGGCCGATAGGTCAGCCCAAGCCGAAACATCGCGTCCGCAAACTGTCCGGCGAACTTGCCTATGAAAGCGTCGTCCACGCACGAATAAGCGGAGTCCATGATATTCATGGCCCCCAATGAAATGCCCATTCCCGCCAATAAATTCGCAATGGATTCGGAGGTGATCATATTATGCGGCCCGTTTGTATAGCTTCGCGAAAAACTGCCTCGCCTCGCCCGCCGTCGCCGTGTAGGCGTTCGGATAGCCCATTCTCGACATGATGGCTTTTTGCTTCTGGCTGGCCGGCTGGCCTGAAGCCAGACCCAAAATCCGGCTGGCCTGTCCCTTGCAAGTCACGGTCGCTGGGTCAATCTTCGCGCCCTTCAACGCCCTGGCCTGCGCGTCAGTCACGGCCTCAAACTCCCAGCCCATTACCGGCTGATACTCGGCCAGGTCCAGCCGATGTTGTTGTAAAGCGAATTCCTCGGCGCTGATGTATTTGGATTTCTTCCGGCTCTGTTCCTCCAGCTTTTTGCGCAGCGCATCCTCGCGCTTGGTCTGCGTCTCGCAAAACAGTTCCTCAAGGTCGCGCTCGCCGCCGCCGGGCTCCTGGCTAAGCTCGCGGATTACGGCGGCTTCCTCTGCCGTCTCGGCCACTAGATTGGCCGGCGAAACAATGCTGTGCTTTTCGTGCATCCATAGGAAATCCAGCAGCAGCAGATTTTCCTTGGCCGGAGCCGTGCGCGTCCCGCGGCCTATCATCTGCGCGAACAGTGGCCTTGACCGGGTTGGCCGCAATACCACCACGCAATCAATCGAAGGATCGTCATAGCCCTCGGTCAGCAGCATGGCGTTTGATAGCAGGTCAAATTGGCCGGCGGCGAACCCAGCCAGGATTTCCGCCCGGTCCTGGCTGTAACCGTCAACGTGCTGCGCCTCGACACCAGCGGCCCGGCAGGCGTCCACGAACTTCTTGCTGGTGGCGATCAGCGGCAGGA